GGAATGTTACTGACCCCCACCGATGTTAACCAGTTTCAAGCCGGGGATCTTAAAGGTGACATGGGTCGTAAACCCAAAGCACTTACTGCATTGGTTCGCAACTGTGTCAACATGTTTGGCAGCTACAACGTAGGGTTGGTGTGTACCAATCACACTTACGCTAGTCAGGACATGTTTGATCCTGACGATAAGATCAGCGGTGGGCAAGGGTTTGTTTATGCAAGCTCAATTGTTGTTGCTATGAAGAAACTCAAGCTCAAAGAAGATGAAGATGGCAACAAGATAACCGATGTCATGGGCATACGTGCAGCTTGTAAAGTGATGAAAACTCGTTATGCCAAACCATTTGAAGGTGTGCAAGTTAAAATTCCTTATGAAACAGGAATGAGTCCTTACTCCGGGCTAACCGACTTGATTGAGAAGAAAGCCATGCTCAAGAAAGAAGGCAACAGCTTGGTGTTTACCACAAGTGACGGAGAGATTATCAAGAAGTTCCGCAAGGCCTGGGAACGCAACGATGATGGATGTTTGGATGTGGTTATGAAAGACTTTGATCATCAAAAGTCTGAGGTAAGTATTGCAGAAGGAGAAACTGAATGAGTGAACTAGTGGCAAGTGAAATTTGGTCAGAACTCAAGCGTTATGTAAACACTGTGGATCGGTCAGAAGCTGCAGAAACTATTGTGGCAATCTTGATTGATCATGATGCAACTGTGGACAATATTAAAGATGCATTCAAAGGAGATGCCGATATCAAACGTGCATTAACCACATATTTGGACAATGACAAAAGCTATGAGGACGAGGAAGAAGAGGACGAGGAAGAAGATTATAACGAAGAAAACTGGGAAAATTAATGTGGTACAGTCGGGTTGTTGCCAATCTCGCCGCAATTCCTGATTTTATAGCACATTACGAGCGTGAGCTTGATGGTGCAAAAAAAGACTGCAGGATTGGCGGCGTTGTAGAGAAAAATATCACTGCATTGCCCGGGCTGACAGAGCATCGCTTTAATCAATTGCAAGAAATTGAAGCTATACTTAACCATCTCAATATTCAGTTGCGTAAAATACGTAGAAAACATTTTCAAAAATATCTAGAAGCATATGCTCGCGCATTGACATCAAGAGATGCAGAAAAGTATGTGGATGGTGAAGACGAAGTGATTGATTATGAAACAATAATTAACGAGGTAGCATACTTGCGTAATCGCTGGTTGGGAATCATGAAAGGCCTGGATTCAAAACAATGGATGGCAGGCCACATAGTTAGACTACGTGCAGCCGGTATGGAAGATATTCGGGTATAAAATATACGCCTATAAATATTGACATGAAAATTGTCATTGTAACCGGGGGATACGATCCCCTACATTCTGGTCATTTGGCCTACTTCAGAGCAGCCAAAAAACTTGGTGATAGACTTATTGTTGGACTCAATTCTGATGAATGGCTTGCCCGTAAAAAAGGTCGGCCATTCATGCCTATGAGCGAACGATTTGCCCTGGTATCGTGTTTGAATATGATCGACGAAGTTATCACATATAAAGATGCCGATGGATCAAGTTGTGATGCTATCCGACTGGTAAAGATTAAGTATCCTAACTCAGAAATTGTATTTGCAAATGGTGGTGACCGCACACGTGATAATATTCCAGAAATGATATTTGACGATGTGGAGTTTGTGTTTGGGGTCGGTGGCCAGGATAAAAAAAACTCGTCTAGCTGGATATTAGAGGAATGGAATAAGCCTCGTACTCCTCGCAGCTGGGGTAACTATCGGGTGTTACATGAAGTTGGTACCAATACTAAACTCAAAGAACTCACTGTGAATCCCAAAACTTGTATTAGTATGCAACGGCATGACCAACGAGCTGAATTTTGGTTTGTGGCCGAAGGTAGTGCTACTGTATACACCTTGGACGAGAAATCCACAGACGAGGACATCAAGTGCTCGTTAACTGTACATGAACATTGTTGGATTGCTGTAAATGAATGGCATCAACTGTGTAATGAAACTGATCAGCCGTTAAAGATAATTGAAATTCAATACGGGTCAGCATGCGACGAACTTGACATAGAAAGAATAAAATGAAAGCAGGCAAAATTTGGGGCCAAACAGAATTACTAGAAGCTAACGGTGTATTGGAATTTCATCGTATCCAGGCAACTGCCGGCGGGGTATGCTCAAAGCATAAACACAAATTCAAATGGAATGGATTTTTTGTTGAATCTGGACGAATGATTATTCGTGTGTGGAAAGACAACTACAATCTAATAGATGAAACAGTTCTAACTGCTGGACAATATACCAAAGTAGCACCTGGAGAATTTCATCAGTTTGAAGCAGTGGAAGATACTGTGGCGTTTGAATTGTACTGGGCCGAATTTGATCACAACGATATTGAACGTGAGACTGTGGGAAAACTTAGAGGTTCAGAATGACTTTTAAAGTTTTTATTGGGTGGGATAGTAGAGAACAAGATGCTGCAGAAGTTTGCCGATATAGTATACTAAAACACACCTCAGAGCCAGTTGAAATACATTTTCTTAAACTGAAAGAATTACAAGCACAAGATGGCCTGTATACTCGAGAGTCTGATCCAGATAGTTCTACCGAATTTACATTTTCACGATTTTTAGTCCCATATCTTTGCAATTATACAGGCAAGGCATTGTTTGTTGACTGTGACTTTTTGTTCACCCATGACATTGCAGAGTTATTTGACTTGGCCACCGACGAACATGCAGTCCATGTGGTACAACACAATTATGTTCCGCCCAACACAATAAAAATGGATGGACAAACACAGCACCAGTACCCAAGAAAAAACTGGAGCAGTCTCATGTTGTTTAACTGCGCCCATCCAGATTGTGCAGTATTAACACGAGATATAGTTAACACCGAAACTGGTCGATATCTACATAGATTTGAGTGGACTGACAAAATTGGGAACATCAATAGAACATGGAATTGGCTGGTCAACTGGTATCACGAGCCAGTTGACGGCAAACCCAAAGCAATACACTACACCGAAGGTGGCCCATGGTTTCCTGCTTACGAACATACAGAATATGGGGCCAATTGGGTTAATATGTATAATGAATATAAAGATGTCAACCCTGCACCCGTCATTGATTGTGTTCCTCCTGACTTGCAAAAAATATTTAATAATCTTCTCAATTATCGTGTGGATCCTGCAGGCCGGGTGTATGGAATTACGTTACCAATTCTAACACAACAACTGGCCGCGCTGCCGGTCAACAACATAGTATCCATAGACAGCGATGTCAACTACGAAAGAAAAGGTCACATGTACGATCCCATACTACAAAGTTTTGTGCAAGGTGCTGGTGGCCAAATCAGCAACTGGGCCAAAGAAGAATTTAATACAACGCCGGTTGTGTTGCGTGGAATTACCAAACGTAAACACATGGAAGCCTGTAAAAATGCTGGCCGAGATTTTTACTATATGGATACTGGATATTTTGGCAATGATATCAAGAGAAAAATATACCATAGAATAACACGCAACAATATGCAATGGCTTGGCGACATTATAGATCGTCCAGCAGATAGATTTATTCAAACCGGCGTAAGTATAAAAAAAATGAGAAGAGGTACAAATATTCTCATTGCACCGCCCAGTCAAAAACTGTTAAACAACTATGATATTGTTCTGGAAGATTGGTTGGCCAACGTACAAGCAGAAATACGAGCGCACACCGACCGACCTGTGGTGATTCGTACCAAACAAGGGCGTACAGCCAGACTTGTTCATGATACAATGGAGATGGCACTGGATCGAGATGTGTATTGTTTAGTTACGTTCAGTAGTATTGCAGCTGGAGAGGCATTGCTGCTGGGCAAGCCAGCAATCACACTAGGACCAAACGCAGCCGGACCGTTATGCAGTCACAGCATTAGTGCAATTGAAAATCTACGTATCCCTTCATTGGATGAAGTTGCAGCCTGGGCACACCACTTGTCCTACTGTCAGTTTACTGAACTAGAAATGCGTGATGGCACAGCATGGCGTATACTCAATGACCGTTGATGTAGTTGTATACATCAGTAGCGTGGCAAACCCTCGAAAGCATTCTAGGAAAATTGCATGCTTAGAAAGTTTTGCCGAGGGAGTTACTAAAACAGGGCACCGCATTCACGTTGAACGAGATTTTAAATATCGCCCGGGACGATTGGCCGTGATGTTGGGGTGGGCAACAACAAATACTGGTGGACCAAACATTGTATTACGAAAACAAATCATTGCCGAGCAACAACGATACAACTTCAAGACCATGTGTATTGATGCTAGTTGTTGGAAATATCTTGATGACTCAGGCACCTACTTACGATACAGTCTAGGTGGGCCGTTTTATGATCGTGCAGAATACGCAAACAAATCCAGTGGTCCAGAAAAGTGGCAAGAAATAAGCCGACAATTATCCTTACAACTGAATCCGCCCAGCGTTAATAATGGACACGTACTGATATGTATGCAACGTGACGGAGGATTTTCAATGAAGTCGTTAAATCCTATCGAATGGCTGGATACAAAAATAAAAGAGATAAGACTGCATACCACACGAGCAATTGTTATTCGACCACATCCAAATGCTTATGAAATGCAGAACTTTAAAAAATATGCATTATCACAGTATAGAAAACAATGGAATGTATCTGTTATAGATCCCAAACATAGTAAACTAACTGACAACCTAGTAGGAGCACACTCTGTGGTGCTGTTTAATAGTTCAGCAAGTGTGGCAGCAGTGTGTGCTGGTATACCTTTATTTGCCGATGATTCAAGTTGCGTAAGTTGGGCAGTGGCAAATAAAAATGTGTCTAGCATTGAATCACCTGTGACATTTGATCGGCAGCAGTGGATTCAAGACTTGGCCGCTGCTCACTGGAGTGACGAAGACGCCCGGACAGGCAAAATATATCAAAAGTTTTTGCCTTACTTGACCTGACGTTTTACCACAACAACATCATAGTTATGGCCTTTGACATTGGGCCATTTTGATGTTTTATCTACCACTTGTATATTTTCCCACACAATATCAACATCCATAATACTTTGTATTTTGTTGCGCCACCATTCGGGCAGCTCAACTATAAGATGCGCATTGCGTCCGTCGGGCAACTGTTTTTTTGCTGGATAACAGGCAATTCTAAAAAAGCCACAACGTTGCATTTTTTCATTGATGATGCGTAATGTAGTATCAAGGTACTTGGGCTCAATGTGTTCTATAGCATCTGTACTGACTATGGTATCTATTGGATGTTTTGGCAAATGCTGAAAGTTTGGATTGCCAGGATCGTATCCGGTAACCTCAATTTCGGGATGTAGTTCTTTGATTGTGGCAATTAGTCCTCCATGCCCGCACCCAAAGTCTAACACACTTGTAGGCTGATATTTTTCAATAAAGTCTTTGACAAGTGGATAGGATGTATGTCCGTTACCAAACTTGCCTGCTTGATGCAAATATTCAAGTTGAGCTTTGTAATCTTTATCTAGTAGTGTCATTGTTCATCCAAGTAGGGTTATAGGGTTTATCCCGAAACCACCAGTGTAAGTCTGAACCTTGCCAGTTTCTGAAAAATTCTCTGTACCAATCTTGACTGCGATCAACAGAAAAGTATTGTTTGTTATATAGTTGTTTTTTGGCCTTAGGCTGTTGAACATGCATGCCTATAAAACAAGCTGTTCCGGCCAGGTTCATTAATCTTTGTTTGACCCATTCTAAATCATCATCGGGTATGTAAGTTAACACTTGATTGCAAATGACTAAATCATATTTTTGGTCGGGAGGCTCGCTGGAAAATTCTGTAACACACGGGTCGTATTGAACCACACTATCAACTTTGAGATAGTTAATAAATTTCATAGGCGTAGTGTCGGGCCAAAATGCTGTAGTTTCTGTCCACTGGTGTCCTTTGCCACATCCATAATCAAGTACAGTCTTACAGTTATAACGTTGTGCTACATCTTGAATTTGTCGATGGTATGAAAATGTGTCTTTTCCGTCCCAACTTTTGTTTTGTTGTTGAAACACTGCACCTAGTTTGACTGATTCTTGGTAGTACAAACTTATTTCCATCCCATGATCCAATCGTCTTTAATTTGATCTAGCTTGATCATGCCCCAGTCCTCCAACAGGCCAATAGCAGCAAACTGACCGTATTGTTTGCTGTAAGCGTCATGCGGCTTTTGTTCTATCACCACAACAGGTCTGCAACGTTTTATGGTTTGTATTGCACCTTGCAGCACACGATATTCAAATCCTTCACAGTCTATTTTGATATAGTCAACATTTTGTAAATTCAAGCTGTCTAGTGGGATAATGCAAGTATCGCCACCTGCACTTGACGGATCAACGTGTGTGTGCCCTGTATTGCCTTCGGTAATGATCATATTGACCATACCATCCTGATCCCCCAGTGCAATTGATTGCACAGTTAGATTTGATGCAGTAACATTGCGGTGTAAACACTCTCTAAACATTTCAACAGGTTCAAATGCAATCACTTGTTCAAAGTGTTTGACCAAGTCTCGGCTCCATAATCCCACGTTAGCACCAATATCTAGTGCTATTCTTTTGTTATTAACCCGTTGTAGACTACGCAATCGCACAGGTTGTTGATATTCTGGCAGACCACCTTTGCTGATGTTTTTGGCCAGCATTTCTGGAAAATGTTTTTCAATGTCTGGAAAGTACCATCCATAATGTTCACGCATGATATGTGTCCTGTAATATTCGCAATGCCGTGCCATTTGCCAATTCTTGATTGGAAAATTGACAATATGCAAGATGTGACAACCATGCTTCTATACGATCTCTATCAGGATACCATGGTGATTCAATCTTGGACAGGTCCGTATTGCACACCGGCAATGCAGCATTGCATGGGGCCAGTACAAAGGCCGGAACTCCAGCCATGATGCTTTCTGTGGCTGCAATTGAATTAAAAGTTACCAGGGCATGTACATCTTCCAATGCCGATTGCATGTTGTTGGTTATACGAGTTTGTCGGTTGGGATTTCGTTGTCTTATCTCTATGGGTCTATCAGAGTGCTGTTTGATAGTTGCCACGGTGGTACTCAGCCAATCATCCAGATTGATATCGTAGAACACACATGGTTTTTCGTCGGGTGCAGCAATTAGTATTTTGCGGCCATTCTTTTTTGGTGCAACCGGGGACATGCCCAGTTTCCACCACCGATCAGTAGGCCGGTTGATTATTGAGTTGTGTTGCAAATTGTTTGGTACAATTCTATGCCATACTTTATCTCCACGTGGATTTTTAACATATTTCTGATTGCCAAGATATCCTGAATCCATATACCAGAAATCACGTTTATCTTGCCAACATTGCTTGATAATTTTGTGCTTCATGATGCCACGCACAACCAATGGATCATTGCTGTCTTGATAACGCCATGTTTCCAGTGTAGTAGGGACTGTACCACATCCGCGAGCAAACATTTCTATGTACTCGTCGGAGTTTTTCTTGTTGAGAAATATCCAGTTCATTGCCAATATGCTTCTGTTCTTGGAACTTTGAGATCAACAAGTTTGCTACGACCAATATCTTTTCTTGCACCTTTGAGATGATCCAAGTATGCTCCCCATTCGCTGTTGATCAATGGATGACCTTCGCCGGCGATCAGATGCCCTGACCAATCTAATTCTTGCAACGGCAAATGTTTTTTTACTGCGTCAAACACAAAACTATCATGCCATTCATCTAATTTAAAAATACCTTGTTCAGCTTGATCATAATATTTTTGAAATTGCGTTAAGAAATCTTGTGTGCGATGGCTTTGAAGATTCATTGCGTACAACCCACATTCACTATATTTGTGGCCACGCCCCAAGAAGCACAGATCTTTGTTGTCAGGACATAGCCGTTCTAAATCTGTTGTGGTAACAGGGCTGTGACATATGGTATCTGCATCCATCCAAATTAACCACTGTGTTTGTGCATTTTTTGCACAGTGGAAAATAGCATAAACCTTGTGTGCAAAACGCACAGCGTCCCATTTAAATCCTTTGCCGGCATCTTTCCGGCGACTGCGAACTGGGTCGTTGCTCACATCTCCATTGGCTTTTGGCACTCCCCGCCATTGAGTCTTGAATGCAACTAATTCTGAACTTGCTGTGGCTAAATCATACACAGATAAATTGGTTGCTGATTCCAAAACTTTGCATGCTTCTGCATATACTATCAGTTGAACCGTGCTAGGCCAGGTTTGCAAAAAAGTTTGAATCATTCGCTGCCCATATTTTTCATAGCCAGCAGCGTTAAAAGTGGTACATACAGAGTATTTCATGTGAGATATTTAGTGATTAAAAACATAGCCTATTATCCTTTGCAATGTGCTCTAAACAGCAGGCCTCCCATGTTAGCCATGCTATCTGCATTGCGGTCCAATGGGATTGCCACGCAAGAATGTAGTATGGATTCTGATGCGGTATTATTATGGTCGTCACTGTGGTTTGGCCGTATGGCAGCAAATCAACCAATATATCAACACTACAGAAATTTAGGCAAGCCAGTGATATTTGTTGATATTGGCGCACTCAATCGCGGTGTGACCTGGAAAGTAGCTGTCAACAGTATCAATGCCACAGGGTATTACGGGCATGAAACAAATTTAGATTGGGACCGACCGGCAAAATTACAACTGAAATTATCAACGCCCACAAATGCAAAATCACATGTGGTAATTGCAGCTCAGCACACACGCAGTGAACAAGTGAACGGAATTCAGTTGGAAACCTGGATAACAGAACAAATTCGATCTATTAGGAAGCATACAGATAGGCCCATACATATACGTCCACATCCGCGATGTCAATTGAACACTGGTAGTTTTAAACAAGTCACCATCAATAACCCTGTGGCTCTTCGGGGCACGTATGATAGTTTTGATTTGCCATTGGATTGTCATGCAATTGTAAATTATAACTCTGGGCCCGGGATACAAGCAGCCATAGCAGGTTGCCGACCCGTGGTAGATCAATCCAGTCTGGCATATCCAGTTGCAGTAAATATAGCAGACATTGATTGTGCGTATGTGGTTGATAGAAAGCAATGGTTGGTTGAAACAAGCCATACCGAATATACACTAGAAGAATTACAACAAGGATTATGGCTAAAAAGATTAGAACCAGCACTGGCATAATAGACTGTGCCTGTGTGATACACAGCACTGGATATGATTGGACCTATGTGGAACGATTGTATAACATGCTTACCAGGAATTTGCCCAATGGCATACGTTTCCATGTGTACACCGAACACGATCGTAGTGTGCCACCTCACTTGATCAAACACATATTACAAGATTGGCCAGGTATAAGTGGTCCCAAACGATCGTGGTGGCACAAATTGCAATTGTTCAATCCCGAGCATCATGCAGGCAACCTGCTGTATTTTGATCTAGATACTGTGATTGTGCGAGATGTCAGTTGGATTACTCAATTGGATTCTAGTTATTTGTGGGGTATCAAAGATTTTAGATATTTGCAAAATCCTGTGAGATCTTCCATCAACTCCAGTGTCATGTGGTGGAATGTGACAAAATTTGCCACAGTATGGGATGATTTTAAAAACACAGACGTTGCCATGACCACACGTCGGTATCCGGGTGACCAGGATTATTTGTCAGCACAAGTGGGACACAACAAGATTCGATACCTTGACCAGGATCAAATAAAAAGCTGGCGCTGGCAATGCATGGAAGGAGGCTATGATTTTCAGCGTAGAAAGCACCGATTGCCTGGCATCCCAGCACAGATCACCGGCGATACATCTATAATAGTGTTTCATGGCACTCCCAAACCCCATACAATTAAGGATAACCTGGTAACAGAAAATTGGAAATAACTGGTTGACCGGTAACTGTAAGTATGTTATACTGACTTCATAGTTAGAACACAGGAGAATTGTATGAAGAAAACTGCAATAATTGCTCTGATTGCGATCAGTGCTGCTGGTACCTCCCATGCTTGGGGTCCTACCGAACAGGCTGGACTGGCAGGGTTATTTCTTGGAGCAATAATTGGGCACCAAGTTAAATCCAATTCCGAACAACAGCCTAATGTTGTGTATCAGCAACAGCCCAATGTTGTGTATCAGCAACAGCCTAATGTTGTGTATCAGCAACAGCCCAATGTTGTGTATCAGCAACAGCAGCCTGTTGTGATTTATCAGGGTCGTCATGCACCTCATATGAATCGTTTGCCACGTGGATGGTGTGGGGTATTGGGGCAAGATCAATACGGAAACAGGGTGTCGGTTCCTTGCAATTGAGCAAAAAGTGTGGCAAAAAAGCCACATATTGCAGGTTGACTGTCAATGC